CAGACAACTCCGGCACGCTGCAACGATACGTTAGCGCGAAGCTGCGCGATATCTTCGTTGGACTGCATGCGCTCGCGATCCAGAGAATCACGTACGGACAACTTCTGACGATCAAGCTCGATGCGAGCACGATCCGCTTCCGCCTTCTGCGCAATCTGCTGCGCCTTGATCTGCAGGTTTTCCTTCTGCAAATCGATCAGAGGATTGCCCTGATCAGGCGGTGGTGGCTGCAGTTGTTGCATGATCTGAGCCTGCATCTGCGCTTCAAGCTGCGCAACTGCGCGATCACGCTGTACAGGATCCACCTGCGGAGGCGGCATTATCATGGGGCGACCGAACTGGTCAGCGACCTGTACAGGTTGCTGCATCTGTTGCATGACCTGCTGCTGCGCGAGCAAGGAAATATGCTCGAAGATATGCGACAGCAAAACGCCCTGAACTTGCGGCGAAGCTTGGATAAGCGGCAGCATGTAGAACTGAACATGCGCTGCAATGTGAGCCATGTGGTCTTGGTCTGGGAAGGCTTGTAGCGGGGAGCCTCCATTAGGAACAACAATCGCCCTAGCATTTTCCTGCGCCGGCCCTTGCGGTTGCGGATTGGGAGGAGGCGGAAGCAGCATGTCGATGTTCTGTACGTTGAGTGCAGCGTACATGCGACGATAGGCTTCGTAGAGGTTGTGCATCTGCGGCGCGGCTTGAGCAAGACGGAGTTGCTCTTGCGCCAGCGAAATGCGCTGCGTCATCGAGTAGATGTTCGGATCCGACACCGGCAAGATGTCGATGCGATCATCAAAGTCCGCAGCTTTGATTGTACGTTCCGCGTTTGGAACTTCGTACGGGTATTCAGGCGGAAGCGATTCAGCAAAAACCTGCGCGAGCAGTTTCAGCTCTTGCATCTGCGCGTAATGCAGGCGCTTGTGAACCGCCGACATGACGCGTGAGCCGCGTTCCAAAAGCGCAATCGTGGTGCCGACAGGAAGCTCTTGGTTGGTTTCACCCATGCCAAGATCTTTTGTGCCGACGAACTTTTCAGCCGCGCCAATGCAGAAGCCAAGAAGCTGGAATAGTGTTGCGCTTGGCTCCTTGTACGGGAGCGGCAACAGGTTTTCGCGCAGCGAACCACCCGGAGCATCGACGTCTCGCCACTCACCCGGCTGCAACGGTGCGTCTTGGTCCTGCACACGCAGGCCCTTCGCCTTGAAACCGGCCGGCAAGTTTGCCAACGTCCCCGCATCGATCAACTGACGCAGGATTGACGTAGCAGAACGCGACAGATTGCCGAGCAGGTGGACAAGGCCGAAGCCATAGAAGCCCATTCCCGGAAGAAACTTGTAGTGAACGAAGAATTGGCGCTTCTTGCGCAGCGGATCGTTAGCTTTATAGTTGCGACGAACCGAAAGGATCTCGCCCGAGTCCTTTTCAATCGTGACGATATACGGAAGCTTGATGCCCGTCTCTTCACCGTCCGCCTTGCGGTCTTCAAAGCCAGGCAAATCCAAATTGCAGTGGCATTCGTATAGTGTGTACTCGTCAGACTCTGCTGACGGCTCAATGCCGGTAATATCGTCGATCTTTTCCTGGATCTCGTCCGTCTCTTGAACGCCAGGCTTACCCAAATCCACGTCACGATAGACGCCAGCCACCATCTGCTTGCGCAATTCGTTCGCCGAAATGCGGATGACGTGCGTTACACGCTCCGCGGTCAGCAAATCACGCGCCGTATTGGGGACGATCAGGTCTTTCGGCAGGATATAAGGCGATGTCGCGCGGCCGAGGAAGCCGTCGTAGTAAACTTTCTTGAAAGCCGACCCACCATAGCCCACGAAATAGAGCATCTGGTCGAAATCCGGGTCGTACTCCTCCATCACATGCGTGATTTGGTAGTTCATGTACGTCCGGATGCGGTCAGCCTGGGCTTCGACCGCCGGATTTGTGGCTCCCAAGATCTGCGTACGCACCGGGCCGCCCGGAGGGAGCAGTTCTTTGTACGATTGCGCCTGAAATTGGACCACGGACTCGTTCAAAATGGGGTGAACAACGCCTGATGCGCCATCAAACGGCTCTGTGCGCTCCTCATATTGGAGGCCGAGCAGCGTCATTCCCTTCTCGTAGGTGTCTTTCCACTCTTGCCGGCTCGAATCATCGTCTTCGATGAGCCCAGCAAGGTCGGTGCTGATCGACATCAGCTCCTTTTCGTCCACATACTCGGCAAGGTTGCCGTTGAACGGGGCGCTGGCGGGGTTTTTCTTCTCTTCATCGGAGCCGAAAGTGATGGTTACCCCACCGTCCTCGTCTTCTTCGATGTCAAAATCGTCGCCTTCCCCGTAATCCTCCCCCTCATCTTCCATATCGGGAGCCATCAGGCCCGCCCCGCCCGGAAGTTCAGATGGAATTTCCGGATAGACAGCCTTATCGATGTTGTTAAAGGGGTCCGTTGCCATTAGTAATACACCCTGCGACCGATATGTTCGGTCTTTTCTATCACATAATCTTCAGGATGGGTAATGAACCCGCCCTGTCGGAAGCGCATTAGAGCCTGCGAGCACGCGTCGGCATGGTCATCATGTGCGCCGAATGGAAATGCTGCGATCTCCTCAATGACTTCTTCAGCCCATGAGGTATCGGGGTACCACACTAAGCCCGCTTCAAACAGCGGAGCCACGGAATTAAGGCGGCTGAACTTATCATTCCCACGGGAAGGTGTGTAGTTCACAACCGGAATCCCCATGTTGCGCAGTTCCTGCGTCAGAGGCAAGCCCGCCGCCTTACTTTCGATCAAGACCGTTTCCGGGTCCCAATATTGGTACTCTGAAAAAGCTATCCTCTTCAGATCCGGGAACTCCCACCGACCCTTCTTGGCGTCTAACAAGATGATATTCGCCGGCCCATCTTCCTGTGGGTAGAACACCCCCCACGTTTGGATAGCACTAAAGTCCGCGGTCCGTGTTTTGAGGAACGCTGTATCGTAAGACTGCATGACATAGTGCAGCCGCGGGATGTCCTCCTTCTCCCACTTCTGCCACCACTCACGCTTGATAATCGACGCCGCATCGGACGTCGGCTGCTGCATGTACTGCGCCTGCCACTTGGACAGCGAGATCGAAGCCTTGATCTTCTCAAGTTCGTCCAGCTTCCAGTACTCAGGCCAGAGCGGCTCGCCACTTTCCAAGATGGCCGGAAACTCGACCACCTCCCACTGATCCGCCTTCGGATCCATGGCCTGCTGCTTCAACAGCCGCGCCGTCAAATCCAACTCACCCCATCGCGTCATCACGACGATGATGGCGCCGCCCGGTTGCAGACGCTGGCGAGGACCAGCCTGATACCAGTCCCACGCATTCTCAAGGGCCGTGGGCGACTGAGCATCCTGCTCGGAGTGCGGATCATCGACAATGAACAAGTCAGCGCCGCGGCCGGCGATGTTACCACCGACACCGGCTGCGTAGTATTCCCCGCCCTCATCCGTCTCCCAACGGTACGCGGCCTTCGAATCGGACCGGAGTTTGGCGTCCGGGAAGACCTGCTTGTACTCATCCGTCTCCATCAGGTTCTTCACCTTGCGGCCAAACCGGATCGACAGGTCTGCGGTATGCGTGGCTTGCATGATCTTGCGGTCTGGACGTCGGCCAATGAACCACGCCGGAAACAGGTACGACGCAAACTCCGACTTCGTATGCCTTGGCGGCATATTGATGATCAGCCTTTTATGCTCTCCACGAGCAACCGCTTCAAGTTTTTCCGCCACAATGTGATGATGGCGGCCGGCGATGAAGTTCGGCCAGATGAAGCGAACAAAATCCAAGAAGCTATCGTGGGCCTTGGACACTGTTTCAATGCGCTTGGCCCGTTCGAGGAGCTTGGCGTATTTCCGTAAGGCATCTTCAGGAAGCGTTGTTGGCAAAGCCATGCATTACCCTCTACGGCCCATGGGCCTGAGCAGGCTAAAATCCGCCTTCTTGGGAAGAGTGGACTCATAATAGTCCGTGATTGCAGAAATCATGCGTTGCCGCTGGCGATTGTCTGGTCCACGGTCCATGGACGCCTGTTCACGGCGCAATTCCAACAGCTCACGGTCAATGGCTTTGATGCCTGACATATCAATCTCCTCGGGATTCAGCCCAAGGGCGTTGGCAAATCTGCCAACATATTCCGGGACATTTGTCCCCGTTATATCGGCCGATTGTCCAGCTTGAGCCATTGGTCGGCCAGAGAACCACATGCTCGCGGCATCGAACGGGTTGCCTGTCTTCTCAACGTACTGACCAAACTTGTGCCGCGCGACAGCGTCCTGCGCTTCCTTGTTCGCCAAGAACTGATCAGGCGTCATGCTCCGACCAAGGGCCTCTTGCGTCCAAGAGGGGATGTTGAAGTCCATGACTTGATAGCGACCGTAAGCGCGATTGCCGCTCTCGGTCCGTGGTCCAAGGGCACCGTAATTATTGCTGCTCTCAATGGTACCAAGAGCGTTGAGGTAACGATC